GCGCATTTTGAGTAAGCCAGGTAAAGCACCTGGCAACCACCGGCGATCTGCCGGAAGCATGAGAGGATCTCAGCTTGATGACTTAGGCCCCTCGCGGGGCCGTGTCACCTACTTCCATGGATGGAAGTGTCGTCGAAGGACTGTTCTCGTCTGCTTCCTCCTAGCAAAAGCCAGGAACCCATTCTGTGAAGAAGAGGAACCTGAGCTACCCCGTAAAGGGTCAGGAGGTGGGCCAACTCGTGGAAGGCTGTATAAAGCAGCACTATACGAAGTTAAGCCCGCAGTAGAATGGAGTATAGGGGAAGAATCTAGCGTGTAATACGCATGACCTTCCCAGCCATTTTTATAGAATCTTGACTTGAGTTTTTCTCTCAAATCAGGATTTGGTTCTATGAAATGGCCGTCTCCATAACCGTCTGGACCGACCAACCGCTGATAAGCTCTTGGAACGAGCGATCTCAACGATTCATATAGGGTTCTGATACGCGGATCATAAAGATCCGGGTCCCAGCGCCGTATATGGTTACACCAGCTGATTAAGCTGGCGTTAGTAGGTCTCCGTTTAAGGAAAAGAGGGCGAACAGCAACACCCAAGAACCAATCACTACCGCAAGACTCCCGAAAGGGTCCGGCAGAAAATGATTTGGCGTGATTCACTGAAAAGCCGCAGCACTCGAGAGTGCTACAAAGCAGTTCATATGCAGCTGTGGGGACGATAATATCGTCACCAAAGACGTTTACGGACTCAGTAGTAATACCAAGTGCAGCGCAAGTTGCGCGAGCTAGGACCAAAAAGATCAAGGTCTCTAACTCGAACGTGTAGCCATTACCCATAGAGGAAAATTTATGTAATTCGTAAAATTTTCCGTCATATGTGTAAGCAGGCGACCGGCAAGTATTAAGTAAATCATACCATGGCTCCGGTAGGATATTCCAGACTACAGCTTTAGATATTAAATCGGAAGCTGAAGAGAGATCAATAGTAGCTAGGTCACCTCGAATCGATCCGAGGCGACTCAGCATTTGATTTCTCGATTGATCTGTTGTATCACAACCGGCTCTTTTAAGACGAGATCTTATATATCTTCCTATCCCTAACTGAACAAAAGAATTCAGTAGGGGTTCGGTGCATATAGTTCGGTCTGTCTTAGAAGTCTTGGGGACGAAACCTAGCTCGCTACCATATACCAATTGTACCTCAGCCTTAATGGCAACAGGTCCAAATTTGGATGGCACTTCTTTGGCGAATCTGGCATTTACCCACGAAGGGCAAGTACCGAGGATCCGAGGAAGGAACGGGCGTAGGTTCAAGGTGTAAGTCAAATCAGCATTCAACTTGTCATGAACTGACGTGTTTTTATGCAAATTGACGTTATTACCTGGTCCAAAACCAAAATCGAGCGTTTCCAAAGAGGGACAAGGACCGAGAATACTCTCAATTTTTCGCCGCGCGGAGTCGAATACTCCACGTTCAGCGCGCTTCCCGATAAAGGGAGCGTTGGGGGTAGTCCAGTCAGTGTTCATTTGGTAGCACTTAATTTCAGCTTTGATGAACGACTTCATTGCTTCTTCCTTAGTGTCGAAGACACGCGGGAAGATCTCAGACTTAGAGAAAAGCTTCGACGATTGATAATCGAAGAAGAATGCATCGGGAGTAAGGTAATCATTGGCGTCAATATTCATTTCTAAATATTGAGTATATTCACGGTATTTAAGCCGTAAGTAAATGCCAAGGGAAACCCCACTGTCAATGCTCTCTAGGAACGGGATGCAAGAAGCCGAGAGCTTATCGAAAGATAGGTCTCTCCTCGACGAACGAAAGTTCGTCTTGAGAAATTGTTGTAATTTCTTGTTCATCAATATCCTTTAAACTAAATGTAAAAGCACCTGTAGCAGCGAAAGCTGCCATAGGTAACAGATAGCGGCGAACGAACTTAGGCAACTTTTTAGGATGCCTTTGACCGAACGCCGCGAGTTCCCTCATAAGGCCCTTCATGAATAACTTCATGAGAGGATTCCTTAATGAGGTAACGCCATCAGCTTAACAAGATCGCTGAGTGGAGTTGTTGCGAAGAAATTTCGCACTAAAGCCACCATGTGATCTCGTTCCAGACCAGTAGCTCGTTCCGGAGTAACCCACTCAGCTTTGAACATAAGTTCGTAGGCTTTTGTAGGACCCGGAGTGAAGCCACTGGCCGCGGTAGCAGCAGTTTCAAGGACTGGTAGGACCAGCTTAACCGTCGCTTTGTGATTCCGACTACCTCTATCAGGTAGGCGGTTCCCTAGAGTAAGAACCGGATAGCCGATGGCTATACCACTTGATCTATCGTGGTATGTCACCAAGCTTGGTTCTTGCTTTGCGGGTGCAAACGTGCGGGCCACAGGTGTGGACGCGCCGTCATTTATGGTAATGTCAGCTATTGCTGCCATGATTTACATCTCCTTAAAGGAATAAAATTGAGTTCCGCCAGTAGCAGTATTGCTACTTAAAAACGTTACTCAACAAGGCCAATGCCGTGATAGTCTTATTAACCCCCAAAGCTTCCTTAAGTCCTTTTGAGACTGTAGGGAGCGAAGGGTACGGAGGATAAGTAATCAATGGTTCCCGCTCTAAGTAGAAACTTTTACTTCGAACAGATTGACCACCGGATACTTTGTCCCACGTCCAAGTAGACCAGTTGAAATTCTCGATTTGAGTAATTCCAGCTTGAAACTTGTCGGTTGTTTTCAGCGTCAGTGTGCCATCAACAAAGTTGAGGCCCATAGTCGCGTCAAGACTATTAAGGACGTCACCAACTGGTACAAACCAGTCGACGACAAAGCTAAAGGGGAGTAGCTCCCAAGCAAAGATGGCAGGGTTTGTAAGACCCAGACCAGCTGCGGTTCGGAGTGAAGGATTGCTGATACGCGAGTAAATCACGTACCGAGCAGAGACCTTCCGCTCACCAGAAGCAAAGCCCTTAAGGCTAGAGGATGAAACGAATTTATATGGCGAACGAGACGAACCCGTTCCTAGAGTACGAACATCGGACGATGAGTTATCACTCATCATACGAGCCATACTTTCGGAGGCGTTGTAAGTATCGTTCAGCAGAGGTTTCCAGCCATACTTGATTTCTAACCAAGTGGAAGCTGCAAACTCTCTCCCGGCGCGCGTAACATTGCCGGTCCTTATAGCTTGCTTACGAGTCGAATTACTCCGACGAATAAGTGAGCGATAATGCGGACCGCTTCCAGCTCCAAGAGCTTGAAAGGCACTAGGTATATCAAAACGTTTCAGATGCCGCATAGTGGTAGCTAGTCGAGTTGCGGTGGCACCAACCATTGTAAGTGCTTTGGGCAATTCTGCACCAGAGACTGCAAGGTTGAATTCACCTTCCTTGATGTTAGCATACACACCTTCTGTTGCCTTAGCAATTGCTTCGGCTTTCATCTCCTCGACATTCCCGTAGCAGACGGTTCTTCCAGAACCACCTACTCCGGTAAATGAAGCTGTCTGACCCGATTTATTAAGCGGGCCTTTGGTTTCATTACGAGTTGATGACAGTACGGCATACGGATTAGTAGGCAGTACCTCCCCACGCGCTATTTTTCCACGATAGTCAGGCGTCGAAGCCCGATATTTTGCAAGAACACGAGTGTATGTTTTAAATACACCGGTGTCTGCTGTATCAGTTTCTTCGACGTTGACGATTTCGGTTAGGATTCTAGACATGGTGAAGCTCCTACTAGCTCGCTACCCTTAGGGATCACGAACGTTACGAGGGATGATTTACGACGAACCCGTATAGCCTTTAGACCTGCGATGTGATACCCGAACACCAGCCGTTTTGAAGTAGTAACCAAAACAGATGGTATCTGGTACACAGCGTCGATCCAAGACCGGTACTGGTTAGAAGTATCACCTTCGTTATAGTGCAGTATTCCGGCACTACTAGAAGTTAGAATAACAGTCTGAAAGCACAATGGCCCATCAGAAAGTTTCGCTGAACACCAAACCCCAGCTCGTGAGAGCGAAAGGTTTATTAAAGTGTTTGACGTTTCTAACAGATTGGCGTTGTAATCTTTCATAAGTTATTTCTCCTGGTAATGTGCGAAATTGCACTAGCTAGACCCAATCCTCAGAAATGAGTGTAGACGTGAAAACGTCATAGACCCCCTTCCG